ATTTACGTTTTCGTTTTCGTCAATAGCATGAAGCCCATTCTAATCCGGGCTATGTACAATATTTTCCGACACAGGCTGTACGGAATCTTTATTTGTATTATACTACAATAACAGTTGTACATAATACATAAAATTTACGGGCAGTATAAACTTACTAGCGTTTATAGCTAGATTGTCTGAAGAATTGACAAACGGAATGTTTACACGCACTACAAGCGGCTCTAAATCACTTACTGACTTAATGTCGGCTTCAAACGGAGCTCTTCGAGGATTATTACCTGTGACCTTTTGCGCAATCAGCGCTTTATACGCCTTATCAAGAATTGTAGCAACTTCGTATTGTGTTAACGATGGATATGACGAAGTAACATTTGCCTTGTCATATTCTATCATGAATTTAGTATATATGTCTTTATGCGTCATATCTCATGTTAGTGATTAAATCACTTATTATTTGTTTCGTTAATAATAGAAAGCTTTAGGTCTTGGTTTTTCTTATCGTCCAAGTAAGCAACTGCATCTTCAAGACTATCTGCAAACATATCGCTTCCATAGAAGTAATGCGTCTTATCCTTGCGAATCACTCCCTTAGCAATAGCCTCTTCAAGAATAAACTCTGTCTCTTTGACTTTATTGTTGACCCACTTATCGAAGAACTTCTTCGGTTGTTTATCAACCAAGCCAAACAAAGTAGATTCTACGAGCTCATTAGACATCTTATCAGCCTTTACTCCAAATAGACGCAAGCACTTACGCATCTGCTCAAGAGAAAGTTTATCAAACTCTTTAATTGCTTCTCTGCGCTGCTTGTTGATCTTATTGGCTTCAACAGCTTCTGCCTCACGATTGATCAGCAAATAATCTTTACCAGCTGTAAGTTTATCAAGTGACGTAGCCACACGCTTATGTCCACTCAAGAATTTAATAATCATCTCTTGACGTGGAATAGAGTCGTCAAGTATCAAACCGCGAGCGCCTACTTTTACGCAGAACGTTGTCCAGAAATCACTGGTCTTAGCCAAATGACCCTCTTCGTAACCTAAAACTTTTTCGTAATGTTTTTCGTCCTCGGGCGTCAGTCCCGTATATATCGACCCAGACCGTGTGAAATAAGGAGCAATATAATCAAAGCATGCCTTATACTTAATCAATCCAGCCCAGGGATTCTTTTTCTTAATTTTTAATTCAACTACCATAATATAAAATTAGTATGTTGTGATGCTGAACGCCCAGGTTCCGTTTTTGGAACCCGAGCTCAGACATCAATTATATCTTTTTAACAAAATCAAATACCGCTGTTGCTGATTTCTGTATCTTCAGCGTCGCAGTACAAGATACCGCAAGACAGTGGGTTGCGCAGCATGATACCCATCTCACCAAGGAAGTGAACCTGGTAACCATCACGGCTGTTAGAACGCAGCGTAGTAATGCTGTTTGCATAACCGTTAGGAGCTACAGAACCACCGGTGAACCACTGTACAAACTCACGACCCTTACGACATACCTTTACGATGTTAGCCTGACCATCGCGAGAACCGAGGTCAACGAACAGGAATGTGTAAGACATCAGTGGTTTACCTGTCAGTGGGTGCAACTGACGGAAGATCTCCATGTTGTCGAAGAGAGCACAACGCTTCAGAGTCAGCTCGATACCGTTAGTCATCTTGTATGTGGTGAACTGACCACCAAGTGTCAAGTTCTGACCAGAACCAGTTACAAACGTTGTATCAATCAAGTTGAAGCTAGCAACCTTCTCCTTCAGGATGCGGTCGAACTCACGAATACCCATCTCACCAGTCAGAGCGATGAACTTACGCTCGTTGGTGCCAAGCAGGTTGTAGCAGAGGTCGAAGAGGAAATCCTCGAGCAGCTCAGCTGTCAGAGTTGTATAGTAACGTACGTTAGCTGGAGAAATCTGCTCAAACAGACCAGACATCTTAGCAACATAACGACCATTAGTACCTTTCAGATTATAGGTACCATCAGCCTGACGATTACCTTTAGCGAAGAGCAACTCTTTCTCCTCACGCTTCTTCCACTCACGAAGAGCAATCCAGTACTGATAGTCAGACCACAGATATGAGGTCTTACCAGACTCAGGATCCTTAAGAGCGATAGCCAACACAGTGCTGTAAGCATCACCGGTAATGTCATAAGACAGACGGAGAGTCTGCAGCTGGTTGCGCATCTTAAATGGAGTCTGATAGTTGATGATATCAGCCTCATCACTGTACTCCTCGTAAGCAGAACCCATACGGCTTACCTGACGACCAGGAAGCAGGAACTCACCAGGAATGTAAGCTGCGTTAGACTGATCAACAACATAACACTCATATACCCAAGCGCTACCATCCTGGTAAGGAGTACCGCTTACGCGAACCTGGAATTTGTAATCGTCAAATGAGAGGATTGCACCGGGGCCAACATTTAGTTGGCAATTCATTGCAGGTCGTTAATCTGCAATCGGGATAAAACCCAGCTTCATATTTCTATGAAGATTAGACTATATCTTCACCCACATGGGGTGCTTTGCATTTCGAGCCACTTGGCTCTACGTCCGACTGGACTAGTCGTTGAACCTTCAAATCTTCAACGTCTATTCTTAATCCTTTAAATCTTCCGTATTTTATATACGATCCTGTATTTGCATATTTCTGCACACGATCTATAAAATTACGTTTAGATCCTCCAAATTGTTTTAAGACGTTTTTAAAACCAAGAATGGTAAAAGAGTTTCCATTAAACACGTTTGTGAACGTATATGCTTTTTGAATGTCATATCTTCCACGATGTCCGTGGAGTTTATTCCAATCATCGTTTTCTTTTTGCGTAACCCATTCTAAGTTTTCAAACCAATTATTTTTTACGTTAAAATCTTTATGATTTACTTCTTCTTTGTTGTCGGGATTGTCTATAAAAGTTTCTGCAACAAGACGATGTACTCTATAAGTTCTTTTATAATTATCTCTAGAAAGAGTAACTAATGCGTAACCATCTTTATCAAAACCTTTATTTAAGTATCTTCCGGATATGTACGAATACACCTTACCGTCATTTGTAATACTATATCTGTCTTCCCAACCTTTAATTGGTTTACTTACGATTTGCTTGGCTGCTGATTGTCCATTTTCAATATTGTTCATATTTCTATGTTTTTAAGTTTTACTCTACGGTCTAAAAACCTTTAGGAGTTTCCAGCAATTAACAAAGTTTATTTTTCACAGTATCACTACTGCGCGTGGCTTAGCCCCGGAAGCTAACCACTTCTCCTCAAGAGCGAGGAAGATAGGCTGACCATTTGCACCAGGTGTTACAGAGCTGTAGTTAGAAGTAGTGATCTCTGCACCATTAGCTTTAGCCCAACGGATATTTACAGCGTGATCGCTGTCGATCATTACAGACCACTCGAACTCGCGGTTCTCAATGATCATTGTTTTGCCAAGACCACCAGTAATCAGGTCAATAGCAGTTGATACGCCATCATCCTTAGTACCGAATACCAGTGAAAGCAGACCAGATACCTCGTGAGGTTTAGTCAGCAGGGCGTTAGAAATCATATTCTCATCCACCAGGTCGCTGAAACGACGTCCGCGATACAGCTGGAGGTTATTAAGTAAACTATTAATCATATATTATTTAAATTGTTTAATTAATCTAATCAGAACGCACCTGCAAGTAAGTCCGTAACTGATTTCTGTTTATCTTCGACATTATATTTTGAATGATTTTTTTGCTAATGTCGTAACAAATTTCTAAGTTTATCAGCAGCGGATGACTCTCCTTTCTTCTCTGCCTTAGAGATCAAAGCGTCAGCTTTCATCGTAAAGTAAGCGGATTCTATGAGATTCTTTGATAGATTTTCGTTAAAGTCTTTTTGATATTGTGACATACCGTTCTGATCTACTTTGAAAATATAATCAAAAAGTGCTCTACGATCTTCTTTAGGAATAGCAATACCTCTGATATCTGTAAGGGAATTGATGTCCTTTGTTACAGAATCAAAGAATGCTCTTTGCTGAGCTTCCTGTTGTTTAGCAAACTCTTCTTGCTGCTTAGCAGCATTCTCAACTTCCTGTTTTCTGATCTGCTTTAATCTATCTAATGCATCCTCGGACTCTTCATAAAGCATGTCTGCATCTTCGTAGCGAGAGATCTTCTTGTTTATCTGCTCATCGCTGTAGTTGCCATACTTTAGAAGTTCACGAATAACTGCTTTTTGGTTAACTTCGTCTTCCATATCAATGTTCTCGAGAGACAAACCTTCAGACTGTTTCTGATAAAAGTCTTCAAACTTACCTCCATTCTTAACATATTCGTCAAGACGCTGTATACGCTCGTCAGCATAATGCGGGACAGAATTCTGTTTTACTGTCTCCGCAAGATAGTCTGTGAGATCGTCTACAGTAAGAGGTCTATCTTTCTCATCGATATCATTGATATTCCAACCAAGAGACTGTCCGATAGCATCGAACAAAAGCCCAACTTGCTGAGCCTCTACAACATCTGCATCTGAAGGTTCTGTTTCTTCTTCAGTTTCAGTTGTTGTTTCCTCTTCGGTTGTAGTTGTTGTATTGTTTATTACATCATCTGGAATTTCACTGTTGTCCTCATGAGAGTCTTTAGTGTCATCCGTCTTATTGCCGTCCTCAGTATTCACTGGCGGTTCTTTCTTTTCTTCTTCCTCTTCTTCAAACGGAATTTCAGTATTGCCTTCCAGCAAGGTGTTCATATCTGTAATACCTTCACCCTGCTCAGCGTTACTGTAGATGTTACCAAGAACATCTTCAAAACCGCTTGGTATAGTATTCTTCTTTTTTGCCATATTGCAATATAGTTATTAAAGTTTATTTTATTCAGACTTCATTGTCTGTATATGTTAAAATGTTTGAATCATTGGGTCAATAAATTTCATATTCCCAAATGCGTCAAATGCAAAATTATTAAACCCTTGATCACTGACCGAAATGTTGCCATATTTAAGCCATCCGTTCGGCAGATATTCATATCCATGTCTAGCTGCCCAATCGTTTACCAACATTTCCTAATCGACTTTAAATGCGTCTGTATTTACTTTATGATACG